GTTTTGCAACTGGGTCACCAGCACTGACAATCGTCTGTATGTTGGTTGGTTCGGGGTTCTGATGATCCCCTGCCTGCTGGCCGCCACCATCTGTTTCATCGTTGCCTTTGTCGCTGCTCCTCCTGTGGACATCGACGGCATCCGTGAACCCGTCGCTGGTTCGCTCATGTATGGTAACAACATCATCTCTGGTGCTGTTATCCCTTCCTCCAATGCTATTGGTCTTCACTTCTATCCCATCTGGGAAGCTGCCTCTCTCGATGAGTGGCTGTACAACGGTGGTCCTTTCCAACTGGTTGTCTTCCACTTCCTGATCGGCATCTATGCCTACATGGGTCGTGAGTGGGAACTGTCCTATCGTCTGGGTATGCGTCCCTGGATCTGTGTTGCCTACTCGGCACCTGTTGCTGCTGCGAGTGCAGTGTTCCTGGTCTATCCTTTCGGTCAAGGTTCTTTCTCTGACGCCATGCCCCTGGGTATTAGTGGCACCTTCAACTACATGCTTGTTTTCCAAGCAGAGCACAACATTCTGATGCACCCCTTCCACATGCTTGGCGTTGCTGGCGTGTTCGGTGGTTCTCTGTTCAGTGCAATGCACGGTTCGCTGGTTACTTCCTCGCTGGTTCGTGAAACCACTGAGTCTGAGTCCCAGAACTATGGTTACAAGTTCGGTCAAGAAGAAGAGACTTACAACATCGTTGCCGCTCATGGTTACTTTGGTCGTCTGATCTTCCAATACGCTTCCTTCAACAACTCCCGTTCGCTGCACTTCTTCCTCGCAGCATGGCCTGTTGTTGGTATCTGGTTCACCGCTCTTGGTGTTTCCACGATGGCGTTCAACCTGAATGGTTTCAACTTCAACCAGTCCATCATCGACTCTCAGGGTCGTGTGCTGAACACCTGGGCAGATGTGCTCAACCGTGCTGGTCTTGGCATGGAAGTCATGCACGAGCGTAATGCTCACAACTTCCCCCTGGACCTCGCTGCTGCTGAGTCCACTCCTGTCGCTCTGACTGCTCCCACTATCGGTTGATCTGTCAGTACGATATAAAAAACGGGGTCTTCGGACCCCTATTTTTTTCTCCGATGATAAACACAGATACTCCTTACAAGTTGAGAGAGATTATCATGGACACATGGCCTCAACTTTACTGGTTAAAAGATTCAAAGGTTAAAACTAATGACAACAAGTACACTTCAAATTCCACAGAGGGGGTGGTTCGATGTCCTCGATGACTGGCTTAAACGGGATCGCTTTGTCTTTGTGGGTTGGTCTGGACTCCTTCTTTTTCCCACTGCTTATCTTGCAATTGGTGGCTGGCTTACTGGCACGGCGTTTGTTACAAGCTGGTACACCCACGGGATTGCGTCTTCTTACCTTGAGGGTTGCAATTTTCTTACAGCAGCAGTCTCAACTCCTGCTGACGCTATGGGTCATTCTCTTCTTCTACTTTGGGGTCCTGAGTCTCAGGGAGATTTCGTCAGGTGGTGCCAACTTGGGGGACTCTGGCCTTTTGTGGCGCTCCACGGAGCCTTTGCTCTCATAGGATTCATGCTTCGGCAGTTTGAAATCAGTCGTCTAGTTGGTATCCGTCCCTATAATGCTATTGCTTTCTCTGGTCCTATTGCTGTCTTCGTTAGCGTTTTCCTTATCTATCCCCTCGGTCAAAGCAGCTGGTTCTTTGCTCCCTCCTTCGGGGTCGCAGCAATCTTCAGGTTCCTGCTCTTCCTCCAAGGATTCCACAACTGGACGCTCAATCCCTTTCACATGATGGGGGTGGCAGGTATCCTGGGTGGTGCTCTCCTTTCTGCAATTCATGGTGTGACTGTAGAAAATACTTTGTATGAAGATGGCGAACAGGCAAACACATTCAAGGCATTCGATACCACGCAAGAAGAAGAAACATATTCAATGGTTACGGCAAACCGTTTCTGGTCTCAGATCTTCGGAATTGCTTTCTCTAATAAAAGATGGCTTCATTTCTTTATGTTATTTGTACCCGTTATGGGTCTTTGGGTCAGCTCCATTGGTATTATTGGCTTGGCTCTTAACCTCCGTGCTTACGATTTTGTTAGTCAGGAGATTAGAGCGGCGGAAGATCCAGAGTTCGAGACTTTCTACACCAAAAACATTCTTTTGAATGAAGGTCTTCGTGCTTGGATGGCACCAGTCGATCAACCTCATGAGAACTTCGTGTTCCCAGAAGAAGTTCTACCTCGTGGCAACGCACTCTAACTTATGTTATAATTAGAAGGGTATACACCCTTCTTTTTTTATGCAACAAGAATTCTGGTCTGTCTATGAAGACGGCCGCAAGATTGCAGATTGTGGATGGGAAAGAGATGCCATGAACCTTTGTTCTATGCGTCCCAATAGAACTTATAGAAAGAACAAGTATCTTCTTGATCAAGTAATTGACATCACTGCTACTGTAGATAAGCAGTTGCCTGGCCAGCAAGGTCTACCTGCTGGCAAGATTAGAGTCGAAGGTCAAGAACTTGATATCCAACAATCACTACCCGAATCAGAACTCATTCATTTCAGAGTATGAAAAAACTTCTCCTTGCCTTACTGCTATCAGCATCTCCTGTCATGGCAGAACCCACCAAAGGTTATAACACCTATGATGCCATGGGATGTATGATCCTAAGAGAGTGTACTGACGGTGTAGTTCAAGTCCATAGTATGTTGGACATCAGTTCTACCTACAATGATATAGATTCCTTCATGTCAGTGAGACAAGAGTTTAATAATATGCTCGCCTCACTAAAACAGATTGGTGTGAAAGTATATCTTGCCGATCAGAAGTACTTCCCAGTTGGGCACCGTGGAGTTTATCATACCGTTAGCAATAACTTCTATCTCAATAATGCATACATGCATCGTCCTCATGTACTTATGAGTGTTATGCGCCATGAGGGTTGGCATGCTGCTCAAGATTGTATGGCAGGCACTATCGATAACTCTATCATTGCTATTATTAAACCTGAGGAAGATGTTCCTAAGATGTGGCGTGAGATGGTGGAGCGTACATATCCTAAGTCGGCTGTGCCGTGGGAAGCAGAGGCAACCTGGGCAGGCAAGACTGAAGGTATGACTCAAGCAGCACTGGAAGCATGTGCCGCTGGTAATATGTGGGAAGTCTATCCCCCAACACCACTCACTCGTGAATGGTTAGAGGCGGAGGGATTTATCAAGTGATTGAGTATGAAAGTATAGACTCTGATGTTGTCTTGCCATATGTTATGGCAAGTTCATCCGATAAAAACTTTTATCAAATCAAAGATGAATTCGTAAATTGGATGGACAACTATGCAAAAGTCTATCAGCAAAATTATAGAAGTAATGTAAACGGATATCAAAGTCCAGATGATTTTTATAAGGAGAAAAGTTTTTCTCCTTTTTTGAACTACATGAGTGAAAGGATACTTGACTTAGTTGATGAGTTTAAAAAGAATGAAGATAGCAATATTAATTGCATTCCCAGACTCTCTAACATGTGGTTCAATATAAATTACAAGGGGTCATACAACACAGCTCACACTCATCCTGGATCTATACTTGCAGGTGTTCTTTATATTGATGTTCCCGAAGACTCGGGAGATATTCAATTCATGCATCATGACTACCATAATCTGTCTCTCATACAACATACAGATATGTCGCTCCAACCTACTGATGGGTTGATGCTTTTGTTCCCTTCTTCTTTCCAACATAGTGTTGGTGTTAACCGTTCAGACTTCCCAAGATATTCAATCGCCTTTAATCTCTATGAGTACTATGAAAGTGATCGATGAGTTCCTTCCTAGGGACTACTTTGAGCATCTAAAAAATTGTGTCTTTAGCACACAGTTTCCTTGGATTTTTTGTAATGAGGTTGCTAACCTCGGTGAAATGAATGATGATCATTTCTTTTTCACTCATAGATTATATGATAGATTTGAACCACAGAGTTCTTTCATGAATGAGATTGATGATCTGTTGGTAAAGTATTTGAATATTAAGTCTTTGATTCGTGCAAGAGTGAACTTGTATCCTAACATCGGAAAGTTTGTAGAGCATGATCTTCATGAGGATTATAAGTATCCTCACAACACTGCAGTATTATATTTCAATACCTGTGATGGATATACTGGATTTGATGATGGGACTAAGGTTGAAAGTGTAGAGAACAGAGTCGTGTTGTTTGATGGATCGACTCCACATAGAAGCACAACATGCACTGATCAAAAAGTAAGGATTGTTTTATCGGTAAGTTACTTCTGATAAATACTAAGAAGCTCATTTTCTTTTTGTCGTAATGCCTACTCGCATTAAACCAAAACGAAGTCTAACGCAAGGTCAAATTCCTGGTCTTAATGACCTAGAAGATGGCGAAATGGCGATTAATATAGTTGACCAGAAAATCTATGTTCGAATCGGTGATAATGTAGAGACCGTTGCTTCTGCAGCAACAGGTGCTACTCCCGTCTTCGCACCGATTAATGGTCCGCTTACGACTCAGTTGGTTGTTAATAAAAGATACCTAGCAAATACGACTGCAGGTGTCATCAATGCTACCATGCCAATTGTTAACCTCACAGTTGGAGACAGCATTGAGATCGCAGATGGCGGACAAAACTGGAATATAAATAATGTTATATTGAGCTCAGCTTCGCATCAATTTAAAGATGCTATTGGCAACATTGATGATGGTCCTGTAAACTTAGATGTTTCGGGCGTGACTGTTATGTTCTTGTGGACAGGTAGTTATTGGAGAATCATTAGCTAATGGCACTCACTTTAAGTAACGCGCATTTTGAACCCAAAGATTCTACAGGTTATTATGTGTACGCTCTGAGAAGAGATGAAGACGACATGCTTTGGTTTACCAAAGTAAGTGCTGCATCAACGACGGAAACTTTTGATCCGTTCCGTCTTGATGGAACTCAAGTGGAAGAGTTCGGTGATTATGATGATTATGTTGAAGAGACAACCGAACAAAAAGCACTTGCCAATAACCCGCAAGATAAATACCAACAGATACGCTTTGACAGGCGAAACCTTTTTTATTACCTAGACTCTGACGGGTATCTAACTCTTCAAGTCAACGGCACCTATTCATACCCTGGACCTGTTTAACGAGAACCTACAATGGCAGAATTTAGACTTGGCAGACTGAAGTTTAACTGGCGCGGAGCCTGGGCTGCTTCTACTGCATATGTAATTGATGACATCGTTAGATACGGTGCCAGCTCTTATGTATGTACTGGCAACCACACATCGGATGCTTCGGCAACTGGATTCCCCAACGATAGTGCAAACTGGTCCCTCCACACTGAGGGTCAGAATTTTGCTGGCGAATGGGCAATCAATACTGGATATGTTGTAAACGATATCGTCAAGGAAGGCGGTAATCAATATATCTGTACTGCACAACACACTTCGACTGGTATCCAGAGTAACTGGTATACTGGCGACTTCCCTGCATATTGGCAACTTTACTCTGAGGGTCTAAACTTTAGAGGTGCCTTTGCTACTGACACTTACTATGGTATCAACGATGTTGCTACCTACGGTGGTCAAGAATGGCGTTGTACTTCTCCCTTCCAAGTCGCATCTGACCTGACTGCTGCTGGAGTATCTTCTTCTCTGCATGATACTCTTGGCATTGGTTCTGATGCATTCTATCCTCCTGCCAATAAGTTCTCCGCATTCTCCGCTGGATTCACCCCCGAAGGTCTCTACGATTCTGTTGCCCGATATGAAAAGGGTGATGTTGTAGAGTTTAGAGGTGCCTCTTATGTTGCTATCGGCACTAACCCCTACGGAGCACAACCTAACGAGAACCCGAACGAGTGGAGACTGATCGTCGGCGGTATTGGTACTGCTGGTGGTTCTACCTATAATCCTGGTAGTCAGTATGCTAGAGGTCAGGTTGTAACCCTTGGTGGTAATACCTACATTGCTGATGATCTGATCATCAATAATGATCAGAGACCTGTTGGAAATGGCATTACCCAAACCGACACTGGTGTCAACGGTTGGTCTCTGCTGAACAGAGGTTTCAACTGGAGAAGCACTTGGAGTGGTTCTAACATCTATGAGATCGGTGATGTTTCTGAGTATGCATCCTCTGCTTACATCTCGATTGCATCTTCTAACATCAATGTTCAGCCTGGTACTGCTGCTACCATGTGGGCAGCGTTCGCTATCGGTGATAGCGCCGCCCTTCTGACAACTAAAGGTGACTTGCTTACCAGAGACGGTACTGGTCCTACAAGACAGGGTATTGGTACTCAAGGTACATTCCTCAGAGTATCTGCTAACGACGAGATTGAATGGCAGTATCCTGGTTTGCGTACTAAGGTTTACTTTGTAGACGCACAGCAAGGTTCTGATAATAACACTGGTCTGACACCTGACAACGCTTGGGGATCGATCGCTTACGCTTCTACTGCTGGTCAGAGAAGAAGAGACATCAGCAACTTTGTTTATGACGAGACTAGCGGTGTTGCAACAGTTACTGCTGCATCTCACGGTCTGTTCCCGAACGGTCAAGTTAAACTGTCGGGTATTGCCTTTACCTGTGGTGCTGCTCACGCTGGTGTTACTACAACAATCTTCCCTGATGGTACACAAGGATTCTTCTTCAAGGTTGACTCCGTTACCGACTCCGATACATTCGTAACCAATGTCGGCATCTCTACAATTGCTCACACTTATGTAAGTGGTGGTGAGGTTACCGATGTATCTCCTATCATTCTGAAACTGTCTGCTGGTGTATTCTCCGAGCAGCTTCCTATCACACTGCCTAAGAACTTCTCTATTGCTGGTGATGTTCTGAGAGGTACGACGATTGAACCTGCCGCTGGTCTTTCCACTGACGGTCTGCGTCCTAACTCTCGTCAGACGATGTTCTTCGTCTCTGACTCTACCACCGTTCAGGCAGTTACTCTTCGTGGTCTCCAAGGTTTCGACTACGATGTAAACGATCCTTTCGTAACTGATAAGTGGCAAACAAAGACTGGTGTTGGATCCACTGCTTGTGGTGTCTACTTCAGATTGAATCCCGACACCCCGATTCTTGAGCGTTCTCCTTACATTAAGGACTGTACTGCTTTCTCTGACATCTGTACTGATGGTACAGGACATGGTGGTGCAATCGGTATCTTCATCGAAGGTGGTGTTCACGAAGGTAAACCTGAAGGATCAGGTGCTAAGTCGATGGTGTTCGACGCTTTCACCAACATTCACTCTGGCGGCGTAGGTTTCTGGTTGGAAGACGATGCTCTTGCTGAAGTTGTATCCTGCTTCACCTACTACTGTGCCTTCGGTTATGTTTCCGACGATGGTTCTGAGATCAGATCTCTGTCTGGTAACAATTCCTACGGTGATTACGGTGCAATCGCTGTTGGATTCTCTACCCTTGAGGTTGCTAGAACTGGTCGCCTCTACGGTGATAAGATGACAACAGTTGTTGGTACATATGTCGGTGACCTGTCTGTCGGTGCTACAATGCGTGGTACTGTATCGGGTGCTCGCGCTGTACTGACTAACGATCAGTCTGCTGCTGACGCTGTTTACTTCAAGTACGACTCTGGATTCGGTAACCCCGATGGTGCTAACGGTGCCGTTGGTGTTGGTACTACCGTCTTCACCCCTGGTGAGTATGTCGAACTTGATTCTGTCGGTGCTGGTGCTACTGGATACTTCAGAATCGGCACTGGATCCAACGCTGTCTCTGGTCAGAAAGATGCTCTCTTCGAAGTTGTTGGTTTGACTACAACTCCGATTGTTGGTGACGCTCTTGGATTCTCTACCGTTGGACTTGGTTACTCTGATTCCAACACTTACATCATCAGAACGGTTACTGGATATGATTCTGGAACTGGTCGAGCAACAATTAGTGTTGCTCCTTCGAAGGCATCTGCTCCTTCTTCTCTGGATAATCAAGAGTTCCTGATGAGAACGAAGTTCTCCAAGGTAAGACTCACTGGTCACGACTTCCTGCTGATCGGTACAGGTAACACTGCTCAAACCAACTATCCTGATGTTGACGAGAACACTGCCGCACAAGGTAACGAAACAAACATTGTTAACTCTGGTAAGATCTTCTATGTTTCTACCGACCAAGGTGGTAACTTCAGAGTTGGTGAATACTTCTCTGTTAACCAGTTGACTGGTGCTGCTACCCTGGACGCTTCTGCCTTCAACCTGTCTGGTTTGACAGAACTGAGACTGGGTGCTATCGGTGGTCAGATTGGTGAAGCGATTAACGAATTCTCGTCTGACGAGACCATGGGTGGTAACTCCAACCAGGCATGTCCTACTGAGAAAGCAGTTCGTGGCTTCCTGACTCGCGCTAAGATGGATGGAACCGCTGGTATCCTTGTTCCCCCGCGTGGTGCTCAGGCAACTCGCCCGACTGGTGATGATCTGCATGAAGGCGGTCTCCGTTACGACACTGATGCAAACCTCTTTGAATTCTATAACGGATCTAACTGGGTTCCCGTTGGTAACTTCGCCAATGTAGATGTCTCCTCTGGAACAACCCTGACAAACTACCAGCAAGCATTCTGTAACACTTCTGGCGGTGGATTTACAGTTAACATGCCTGCTTCTCCCACCAAAGGAGACAGAGTTAGAATCTTTGATGTCGCTAACACATTCGACTCTAACGCTCTGACAATCGCTCCTAATGGAACCAGAATCATGGGTTCCACTTCAAACCTGACAGTTACAACTGAAGGTGCTGCATTTGAACTTGTTTACTATGATGGCACACAAGGTTGGAGAATCATCACCGTCTGATTCTTCTACTGGGGAGGGCAACCTCCCCTTATTTTTGTTATATGTTTACTAAATACTAGTACGAATCCACCTTTTAGAATAAGAAGCAATGGCTGATTATCAAAGTTTTAAGAAAATTAATGGAGACGCAGCTGTTCTTAACAATACTATTGGTCCCACCCAAGTAAGTAGAACAGGAATCTCAACTGGAATTGTTTGTAGAATGTTCTACTTCAATTGCTGTCATAATGTTCCCTGTAATGGCGGTTGCTGTTACCGTTGGACTGTACCGACTGGGGTTAAGTCGATCCAATTTGAAATTGTTTCTGGTGGTGGATCTGGTTCTGGTGGTCGCTGCTGCGGTAACGGTCCTGGAATGGGCGGCGGTGGTGGTGGATATGCCACCAAGATGCAATACGCTAACTGCAACCACTTTACTGCTGGTTCTACCGCATACACAATTTGTGCTGGATCTACTAGCAGATGTTCCTGCTGCGGTTGCTGTCACGGTAGAACTGGTTGTGGTTTCTATGGTTGTCCTTCCTTTGTATTGGGTGGTGGACTTGGTACATTCTGTATGCAGGGTGGATCCTTTGCTGCACACAGATGCACCAACAGCTGCTATTCCTGCTTGAAGGTTGCACAAAGAAATAACTGCTACAACGCTTGTTCTGCTGCTTGGCCTGATGCTAGAACCAAGCCCGATTCCCAGAACCCCGAAAACGAATTCTACATTTGCGGTTTGTCTGGTGGTGAACTTAAGCATGTGGACTGTCACTCTGGTGCATGGGCGGTTGCTTCTGGTCCTGTTGGTCCTTGGCAGTCCCAAAGAGGTTTCGGCGTAGGTCGTTGCTCTTATGGTAATACTAGAGGTTGCTGCTCTGCTCCTTCCCTGTTCCCTGGTGGTGGTGGATACTCTGGTTCGACTCAGGGTGGTCAGTGCTGGGGTGACTGGGGTGGCGGCGGTCTCGTCGTTGTAACCACTTGGTCCTGATAAATACTACTACAAGGAGTGCTACTTAAAAATGGCTGAGATTACGAAGACAGTTATCTATCCTATTCCTACTGAGTGGTATAGTGACACTCAAGATACTAACATGAGTGGTATCTGTACCTATACTGGTCCTGACCGTATTACTATTTGGTATAGAAATATCGGGACGGATGAGAATCCTAAGTGGACAGAGGAACATTCTTTCCCCTCTGATGAACCCGAGGATAGAGAACCCCCCATTGACTGCAGAGTCGTAGAGTTGAACGCAAGAACTCATACGATGAATGCTATCGCTCTTTGGGGCGGTATTGAAGGACCTATGATGATTGAAACTCCTGCTGGTCCTGATACAGAACCTAATCCTATTCTTAATGACTATCATCACTTCCACGAAGTGTTTGATATGTGCTCCTTCCACTATAATTTTGAGACAGAGAGCTGGAATACTGGTAGATTCTCTGGTCCTCATACTGAGGAAGATGAGTGGTCTGAAGAGGGTGAAGTTCAAAAGACATTTGGTTGGGATGCCGTAAGAAGTGCTAGAGATGCACTGCTCAGGCAATCTGACAATAAGATCCCTGTAGATGCTCCTGAAGAATTTGCTAGACCCTGGAGAGAGTATCGTCAGAAGTTGAGAGACATTACTAATACATGGGCAAGTGTTGGTGACAAGACTTACCTGATTGTCTGGCCAAGAGAGCCTGGTGATATTGATACCTTTACTGGCGAATCCCCCGAAACTGGACTTGATTCTACGGATACAACGACTGAAGGAGCCTGATAACCATGGCAGATTATCAGTCATTTAAAAAAATTGATGGTGGGACAGCGTTCGAAGCTAATTCAATTGGTCCCTCCAAAGTAACTGGAATTTCTACAGGAATTGTCTGTAGAATGTTCTACTTTAATTGCTGTCACAATGTTCCTTGCAATGGTGGATGCTGCTATCGTTGGACAGTTCCTCAAGGTGTAGTTAGTATTCAATTCGAGATTGTTTCTGGTGGTGGATCTGGTTCTGGTGCCCGTTGCTGTGGTAATGGTCCTGGATTTGGTGCAGGTGGTGGCGGTTACGCTACTAAGATGCAGTATGCTAATTGCAACCACTTCACTCCTGGTGCTACCGCGTACACCATTTGTGCTGGTTCAACCAGTAGATGTTCTTGTTGTGGTTGCTGTCACGGTAGAACTGGTTGTGGTTTCTATGGTTGCCCTTCATTCGTTCTTGGTGGTGGATTAGGCACCTTCTGTATGCAAGGTGGTTCGTACTCTACTATGAGATGCACCAACAGCTGCTATTCCTGCTTGAAGGTTGCACAAAGAACTAACTGCTTCAACGCTTGTTCTGCTGCTTGGCCTGATGCTAGAACCAAGCCTGATTCTCAGAACCCAGAAAACGAATTCTACATTTGTGGACTCTCTGGCGCAGAACTGAAGCATTACGACTGTCACGGGTTCTCCTGGTCTGTTGCTTCTGGTCCTGTTGGTCCTTGGCAGCAAGGTGGTAACTTTGGCGTCTCTCGTTGTTCTACTGCTAGAACTAGAGGTTGTTGCTCTGCACCTTCTCTGTTCCCTGGTGGCGGCGGTCACAATGCAAACACTTGTGACGGCAACCAGTGCTGGGGTGACTGGGGTGGTGGTGGACTCGTGGTTGTTACCACTTGGTCCTAAAACTAATTTGACTTTTTAGTTACAAGATTCTGGGAAAAAATTTCCCAGAATTTTTTTATCTCTGAGGATTTTATGTTTGAACTGAATGATAACCCTGATGTTACTATTAAAAAAGTAGGACCGCAGAATAGAACTATTGTTATTGTCGATAACTTTTATAAAAATCCAGACGAAGTAAGAGAACTTGCTCTCAAGTCCGAGAAAAAAAGAGAGCAGAGTTTGATCAATGGTCTTCCTGGACAGAGAGTATTCCAAGAAACATCAGAAGTAAAAGATAAACTCAAACCATTCTTTGATAAGTATTGCTTAGACAATTCTTTGTGGAGCAAGCATACTCATCAAAAAATGTATGAATTTCAATGGGATGCTGTTGGATTCATGTGCAATGTTTTGAATTATCATAGTGTATTTCATGCACCTTGGTGTATGATCCCCCATCAAGATGCTTATATGAATGACATTACCACAGACCTTAATCAGTTTGGAGTGGTGATCTATTTGAATACCCCTGATGAATGTCAGGGAGGAACTAATCTATATTCTTATAAGGGTCAGATGTCTGTTCCATATAATGTGATGGATTATATTGATAAACCTGAGGGTTTTGATGATGAGGTTACAAAACCAGAGCAATGCTATCCATATATTCGAGAGTGGTTGTATGGTGATAGAGAATGGAAAGTTGAATACGAAGCAGAGATGGTGTATAATAGATGTATCTTTTATGAATCTGATGTAATGCATTCGCAGAACATTGATCATGGGATGTTCACCGAACATGATCGGGTGAATCAGGTTTTCTTTCTGTAACTAAATAAATCGTTGAAACAATCAGTATGAGATCTAAAGCATTCTTCATTAACGGAGGAGCTGGTAGAGTCATTACCTCCATCCCTGCACTTGAAAAATATGCAGAAACCCACGACGATTTTATCATCGTCTGTGAAGGTGGGATGAACTTCTATAAGGCACACCCTACTCTCCACAAACACGCTTACGATAACTGGCACAAGAATCTGTTCGAAGATCAGATCAAGCATAGAGATTGTGTCACTCCAGAACCGTATCGTCGCTGGCATTACTACAACCAAGAGTGTAGTATTGCTCAAGCATTCGACATGGAAATCAATGGTGTCGAAGAACCCAGAGAACTTCCTAAACCTACCATCAAACTTGCAAAGCACGAAGGCATTCAAGGTCTTCAGTTGGTAGACGAAGCGATCAAAGTTACTGGAAAGGAAAAGGTTATTGTTGTTCAACCTTTCGGCAGAGGTGTGCAGGATAATGGTGGATACATTTTTGATCCTACCTCTAGAAGTTTCAACCTTGGTGACATCAGTAACATCATCAATGAACTCAAGAAAGACTATTGTGTTATCGTGATGTCTGAGTTCCCCTTCCAAACAGAGGAAGGTGAGTCTGATCAACCGTTCATCCTCCCACAGATTCCTGACATCCGTATCTGGGCATCGATTATTGGTCGGGCAGATCATTTCCTTGGTTGCGACTCTGTTGGTCAGCACATTGCCAAGGCAGTTGATACTTCTGTTACTGCAGTTATTGGTTCTACCTATCCTATCAATATCTCCTACCCAGAAGATCCAAACTTTGATATAATTGATCTTGGTGAGGACAAGAGGTCGTTCTCTCCCATCAGATTAACTATGGAAGACTATGCTGACTATCAAAATGATGAATGCATGGAGATGACTGAGGAACAGATTCAAAATGTTCTGAAATCTTGTAAGGATAAACTGGGTAAACCAGTAAAGAATAAGCCAGACATGTCCTGGAAAGAAGATAAGAAAGAAAAAACTACTAAAGGATTTGGCAAATGACACAGTGGATTGCTGCTATTACACGGGGACACAACGCAGGAGTTTGTCTCCTCAAAGATGGTGAAATTGTTTTTGCAGTAGAGGAAGAGAGACTTTCTCGTCGTAAGTATGATGGCGGTCCCCTGGCATCTATGCTTAAGATTCTTGACTACACTGACAAACTTGATTACCTTGTGGTAGCACACACTCAGTTGATGAGTCAGGATGCTGGTAGACTTGAGTATTCTCATGAAGCAGTCTATGTTGGCATGGCAAGGAAACTGGGACTGATTAAAGATGTAAGTCCTGATCCAGAGAAACTTCATCCTCAAGTAGTAGATGTGGGTAACATTCACCACAAACTTCATGCTGCATGTGCTTTCTATCGCTCTGGTTTTGAGAAGGCAGCTGCTGTTGTCGTGGATGGTGCAGGCACTTTCCTTCAGTTTCAGGTTATGGGATTTGCTGAGACAGTCTGGGAGACTGAGAGCATTTATAACTGTACTTTCCCCCATGGCATCAACACAGTTTACAAACACTTAGGAACTCGTGGTCCATGCACCACAAATTATGTCAATAAGATGCCTGCTGCAGAGGCATATGCTGGAGAGGAAGGAGAGTTTGAATATATTCTGGACGAAACTGCAGGTATCGTAAAAGCATACGAAGCAGTAACTCAGTATTGCGGTTGGCATGCTATTGAAGCAGGTAAAACCATGGGTCTGTTCCCTTATGGTTCTCCCAATGAAGATGTTCCTAACATCTTTAAGAAGAGTGGGACTGTAGATAGGAATGTAATGATTCCTACTTATCCCAACGCTGCACATGTTAATATTCAGGAATATGATTACCTGAATAATCATGATCATGAAGACCTCACTAAACTGCAGAACCGTAGGGACATGGCATATGCTGTTCAGACGGAAACTCAAGAAGCAGTTCTCAAATTGATTCGTAAGGCAGTTGATCTGACTGGTCAGAAGAATGTAGTTCTGTCTGGAGGATATGGTCTGAACTGTGTTGCTAACTACTGGTATCTTGATGAGTTGCAGAAGGATGGTATTAACCTCTTCGTTGAACCTGTAAGTAATGATGGTGGCACTGCTATTGGTGCTGCTCTGTATGTCTACTACAAGACTCAAGAAGGTAAGGAGAATGTTCCCCTTCCCGCACAAATCAATGACCTTTATTATGGTCCTGACCATACATATAGTTTGGATGAAATCATTGACACTGCGGACAAGTATGAAGGCGTTGTAAGTGATGCTACTAATGAAGATGTGATTAATCTGATTACATCTGAGAACATCGTTGCAATGTTCCAAGGTAAGTCTGAGGCAGGTCCTCGTGCTCTTGGTAACCGTTCCATCCTTTATGATCCGCGTGATCCTGATGGTAAAGATTTCGTCAACTTGGTTAAGAAGAGAGAATACTTCCGTCCTTTTGCTGGATCTATTCTGGCAGAGCATGCTGATGAATGGTTCGACCTTCGTAACATGGAAGATACTCCCTTCATGATGTACGCTGTCAAGTGTCGTGAAGGAATCGAAGAAAAGATTCCCGCAATTATTCATGTTGATGGCACCTGTAGAATCCAAACTGTTACCCCAGAACAGAATGAAAACTACTATAGACTCATCAAAGCATTCTATGATGCTACGGGTTGTCCGATTCTGTTTAATACCAGCTTCAATCTTGGTGGTGAACCTTTGGTGGAGACCTTGGACGACGCTGTTAGGACTCTCGCTAACTCTGGTATCGAGTATCTGTATCTTCCTGAGCATGGTAAACTGATCACCGTTAAGAATGACTAAGACTGTTTTCGTAAACGGAACATTTGATATCCTTCACCCTGGGCACCTGCAACTCCTAGAGTATGCTAGGTCCCAAGGTGATAAGGTTGTCGTTGCCATTGATAGTGACGAGAGAGTGAGAGAAAAGAAAGGACCCAATCGTCCAATAAATACCGCCGAGGATAGAGCATACATGCTACAGAGTCTTAAGACTGTAGATCATGTTCTCCTCTTCGGTTCAGATGTAGAACTGGAAAATTGCGTCAAAGTAACTAAACCTGATATAATGGTGGTAGGATCTGACTGGGAAGGAAAGACAGTCATTGGTTCCATGTATGCCACCGAAGTACATTTTTTCCCTAGGATAGAAGAGTATGCAACTAGCAAGACAATACAATGTATTATTGATCGGGGATAGTTGTACCGATGAATGGTTGTACGGGACATGTAATCGTCTGAGTCCTGAGGCACCTGTTCCTGTCCTTAAGTATCGTGAGAAGCAGACTGCTCCTGGTATGGCAGCAAATGTTCATGAGAACTTGCGGTCTCTTGGCATCGATGTAAACTTTGTCACTAACAAAGAGAAGATTGTCAAGACCAGATACATTGATGAGAAAACAAACCAACAAATTGTTCGTGTTGATGTAGAACCTGAGGTTAAAACTATCCATCAGGCACAACTGCAGATGGCATTGATGCATGCACAGTATGATGCTGTAGTTATCTCTGACTACAATAAAGGATTTGTTAATGTTGCAGAAGTTATCTCTTACATTGCAGGAAGACTTCCCGATGTCAAAGTTTTTGTAGACACCAAGGCAACCAAACTTCCTTTGGGGTTTGACAATGTGATCTATAAAATTAATCAGAAAGAGTTTGAGGCACTAGATCCAAACTCTATTCCTCCTGCTAAGAATATGATTGTGACTATGGGTGCTAACGGTGCCATCTGGAACAAGACACAATATCCTGTGAAGGAAATTGAGCGTGTATTTGATGTCTCTGGTGCTGGTGACACCTTCCTTGCTGCTCTAGTCTTTTATTACATTCAGATTCCATCTATTGAGGAAGCAATTGCTTTTGCCAATAGAGCAGCAGCGATTGCCGTGCAGAATCCTGGGACATATACTATGTCAATGGATGATGTTGATTTGATTTTAGACTCATGAGATACACTGTTGATATTGATGGTACTATTTGTACTCCTGGATCTACGGAAGAAACTAGATACACTGGTGCTACTCCAATCCAAGAGAGGATTGATCTGATCAATCAGTTATATGATGATGGACATTACATCACTTACCTAACAGCAAGAGGTATGGGTAGGTATAATAATAGTCGTGAACTAGCAGAGAAAGAGTTCTTTGATTTCACTTATAATCAGTTGAGAAATTGGGGTTGTAAGTTTCATGAACTTCATCTGGGAAAACCATCGGGTGACTACTACATAGATGATAAGGGAGTCAATGCGAATGAGTTCTTCTCACCCAATTAAACATGTCTCCAAAGGTTGGGGGCATGAAAAGTGGATCGTAAACAACGATCAATATTGTGGCAAACTTCTTTTCTTTAACAAAGGAAAGAGATGCTCATGGCACTACCATAAAATAAAAGATGAGACCTTTTACTTACAAAGCGGTCTCATCTTATTGTTCTATGGAAATGTAGATGGTCTTGAAGATGCTGAGACTTTGGTGCTAGAACCAGGAGATAAGTTTCATATCCCTGTAGGTCTTAGACATCAGATGGTTGCGTTGGAAGACTCGGAATTGTTTGAGTTCTCAACGCAACACTTTGACTCTGACTCAATTAGAATTCACTGTGGTGATTGACATAATCAAATACAGTCTTAAAGTTGTAGTCAGTTAACCAATTCATATCTGCTTCAGTATTAAACTGATACTTACCAACGAGGTTTGGTGGGAAAGGAACTTCCTCTACCATCGCCTCGGTTTTTTGTGCAATGCAATCTGCAACCTGTTGAATACTCACTGCTGTTCCAGTGCCAAGGTCATAGATACCACTGCCTGCACTGTTAGACAGAACAACATTCACAATGTCTCCAACCCAGATGTAATCTCTGTATACTTTATCTGATCCAGTGAAGGGGTGAATCTTTCCAGTAGCAGACTGCCACTTAAACTTACTTACAAGACTAGCCTGCTCTCCCTTGTGTACTTCTCCACTACCAAAGACATTAAAGAACTTGAATCCCTGAATGTGAGAGAACCGATGCATGTTATCTTGCACCCAGTAATCTACTGTTGCTTTTGATAGTGCATAGTAGTTTAGCGGATTAATAATGCCGTCTGTAGACATACACTTACCATAAGTAGATGCCGAAGATGCATACTTGACTGGGATGCCATGCTCAATTGCCTTCTCAAATAATTTAATGCTATAGTCGATGTTATAGCGATAGATTGCATCGATATCTTTGTCGGTGGTCCATGACCGAGCACCCAGATGGATGATCATGTCAACCTCATCCCACCGATTGAATTTGTTTAGTAGATCAAAGCAATTATCGATGTCAATTTCAAGCACATTTTCCATGCTTCTAACAAAGTGCCCGCCGATAAATCCCTTGGCACCAGTAACGATGTTCATAGTCAGATACTTTTTAATATATATTCTACCATACCTAAATATAAAAAAGGTGCTCCCCTATAGATTTTGAGGCATGACACTTAAAAGATATACACTGGCTGTTACGAGTTCAGAACACTGGGATGATATTCATAGTGCTCTAACATTAGACTCAAATCGGGACGGAATTCCTGATCGAAAGATTACTTGCGTTGATGAGAAAAGTCATAGTGCGACTCGTGGCACCTATGAGTTGACGGAGGAGGAAGCAGCTGAGATTGCTCGTCATCCTTATGTAAAATGGATTGAGTTATCTCTCAAAGATAACAGAGATAACTTTCCTAGACCCCAACTTGTGCAACCGCAAAGATGGGATAGTGATGTAAAAATCTACAGGGACCTCGACTCTCCTAACAATCCTCCAGCATCTTCTCCAACATCTGCAGAGGAAAATAGAACTAACTGGGCAGTCCCTAGAATCTCTGGTATTGGTTCTAACGGAGACTTCTGGCCTAATGTAACTGGAAGTATTGCTCCCAAAACTGGCAATGTAAACTACCTTTATGACGGTAGAAATGTTGACATTGTTATCCATGACTCTGGTGTTCTGCAGTCTCACCCAGAGTTTCTGAATGACAATGGTACAAGTAGAGTAAGAGATATTGTTCTTGACTTTCCATACTTCTTGGATCCTGGTTGGTTCCAAACTAATGGATTTACTTTTACCCTAGAGGATGGAAGCACTGGTATCACAACTGCTTCGGCAGAGTCTTGGTGGGAAGATAACAACGCTAGATCTGCTGAGTTCAATACTCTTCCTGAAGTTGTCATTCCTTCTGGTTACACCAGATATGGATCTGTTGGTGTAGGAACTGCTGGTGCCAGCTCTCTTACTAGTGGCCACGGAACTGCTTGTGCATCTCTTGCTGCTGGTAAGAACTTTGGTCTAGCATTCAAGGCAAACATTTGGAACATGCCTGGCATTGGTGATAATGTCAACATGGACATTGAGACCAACTATGATCTGATCAAGTTTTTCCACCAATACAAACCAGTTAACAACGAAACTGGTAGAAGAAACCCGACCCTTGTTAATGGTTCTTGGGGTTATCAAGCTGCTGTTAATAGTGGATCAACTGTAAACTATAGATTCCTTGGAGTCACTAGCAGCATCACAATGCCTGTTGCTGGCGGAGATCCGTCTGGTGTCGAAGACATGATCTTTGGTTTCAACAACCAAGTTGCGTTTGCATATAGATCCTGGTCTTCCTCATCTAGAAGCAGCGCCACTAATGATGCTGGCAATGAGATGATGGATACTGGTGTCATCTATGTTTCTGCTGCTGGTAACAACAACCAGTATATTGGTGTTGGACTTACCGATCCCTACAGACTCAATGGTATTCAGGACGCATATTTTGGTGCCAATGATACTAGACCAGAGTTTGGTGGTCTAAGAACTCCATGTTCTCACAGAGACTGGATGAACCCGCAAGGTATTGGTGCGGACCTTACCACTGGTTATCATCCTGTCATCAATGTCGGTGCCATAGATGACTTTGTAGAATCTAACTACAAGGAAAGAAAAGCATCTTACTCTAACAGTGGTCCTGGTGTTGATATCTATGCACCTGCAGACGAAACTCTTGCTGCTGGTTTGATCTCTGGTAATTATGCAGACTATCAGAGATATGATAATCCAAGTCACTATGACTGTTTCTTTAACGGAACCTCTGCTGCTGCTCCTGTAGTAACTGGTCTGGTTGCACTGTATCTGCAGAGAAATCCTGGTGCTACTTCTGCTGATGTTAGATCCTGGTTGCTGAATGACTACGGTCAAGGTGTCGGTGTCGGCACTACTGCTGCTGGTGGAACTGTAGTTGCTGGTGGTAGTACTCAGACTGGCACCGATCTATTCTTTGATCAGTATCCTTCTGCCATCTACGGTCAAGATGATTCTCAGTGGTGGACTGGAAGTTTCAACCAAAGAACTGCTGATGGATCTGGTAACATTCAGGTCACTTATCTTGATGTAAACGCTGGTATTCTTACAGAAGCTGGTGGTGTTAACGAACCTAGCATTGAATCTCCCATCAATAATGATGTTGGTGTCAATACTACTGGTCTGGTCGTTAGATCTACTAGTTATTCTGCTATTGGTGGTACTACGGTATCTGGTACACTCAGATCCGTTGAGATGCAACTGTCTCGCCAGGCAGACTTTAGTAGCATTGACTGGGAATCTGATCCTCTTCAAACAGATTTAGAGCAAACAGTTGATGTTACTCTGCTTGGATTCACAACATACTATGCTCGTGTAAGACATACATCTTTTGATGATGGCACAGCATTCACCTCCTATACTTCTCCCTACTCTGTAGGTATTGTTTCTTTCGCTACACTGGGTAATGCTCCTGGTGTTGCTGCTCCCTTTGTACTTGCTCCCGCTAACGGTTCTACCACTCAGCAGAGATTCGGTATTGAACTGAGATCCAGTGCTTTCGTTGCTATTGATGGTATAGCAGTATCTGGTACACTCAAGGCAGTTGAATTCCAAGTTGCAGAAGACATTGGATTTACTCAA